GATGAGGTTTATATTATTGATGGTAAATACACAATCGATGCTGCGGATGATGGAGTGAGTGTTGCTGGTACATCTGATTTGAGAGGTAAACAATTTACCAAAAATGACATCATTAAAATACCGGTGGGTAAAAGATTGTATTTTGGAAATCCAAAAAGAGTAGGTCTCGTTGCCTTGGGAGAAAAAGATGGTTCAATATATGTTCACAAACCAAAAGATTGAACATGAAATTTCAAATTACGGAGTCCGAGAAAAAGAGGATCAAAGATCTTTATCAAATCAATGAACAAGGTTGGATGACTCATTTTTTTGATTTACTCGACGATGGGTCAACTTCATTAGATTCTGATGGGAAAGGATCATCATCCGATTCTGATGACAAAGGATCGTCATCCGATTCTGATGGGAAGAAATATTCTTCCACAAACTATGATTCCGGGAATATAATTGAACATATAAAAAAATGGGAGGGTTTTGTTGGATTTACTTATGACGACGCCGTATATCCATCAAAACCTGTTAAAGTAGGTGAGCGTTGTAAAGGTAGGTGTACTATAGGTTATGGTATTACGGATAAAAAAAAGGCAAAACCAGGTGCGACAGTCACTAAAGAACAAGCGGAACAATGGTTGAAAGATGTTGTCAATCAAACATGCATACCTTGTATAGAAAGATGGCAGAAAAGAAATAAAATTGAAATATCAAAACCAATATTTGACGCTTTGATCGATGTTGTTTATAACAAAGGGTGTGATGGATTTACAACTTCACGAATTGCTAAAAAACTTAAAAATAAGGATATTGAAGGAGCGGGTGAGGAACTAAAAAATTGGCAAGGTTGGGGTGGAAATCAAAAAAGAAGAGACGCGGTATATAAAAACTTCTACACAAAAGGAATTAAATGAAAAAAGTAATTAACGAAGGTGGGATTAGAGACATAAACGCATTATCCAAAAGATATCCGAAAGCAAAGATATATTTTCACCAAGATTTGGATGGTGTAACTTCTGCGTTGGGTATGAAGGAATATTTGGAATCAAATGGTATAAAGGTCGTTGATGCTGAAATCATTCAATATGGTGATAAAGAGTTCTCGATCAAGAAGTTGGAAGCTGAAGGTGATATTATGCCAGTTTTAGTTGATTTTGCTCACGGAAAACCGATGTTCAAAATTCATACAGACCACCACGACAGACAAGCCGGAGCAGAGGACACCAAATCCAAATCATTCAGATCTGCAAGATCAAATATTGAAACAATATCACAAGTTCTGTCACCGAAAGATATATTTCCATCTGACGACATAAAGTTAATCTCCACCGTTGATTCTGCCAACTTCAAACCCTACGGAATTAAACCCCGTGACGTTATGAATTATATCCTTAAATTAGATAAGGAGGGAACTTTGGAGAAGAACAAGATGGCTCTTGGGTTGTTAACCAACAAACTTCTTTTGGCATATAAAAACAAACCAAACTTTATGGAGGAATTGGTTATGACTTCTTCACCTTCTTTGATGAATATCTATCAGAACATCAAAAAAATTGCAAAGGAAAGAAGGTTTGCTTCACCCGAAGAAATGGCTCAAAACCAAGAAACATATATCAAATCTCAAAAAGAATCACCCAATGTCGTTTTTGAAGATGGAATCATAAAACAATATGGTGGTGGTTCATTATTCAAACCAGGTTCTTATGACAGATATACACCATTCGAAAACTATCCCGACGCAAATTTCTTAATTATTGCTTGGCCTTTGGGATTGGTTCAGGCAAGTTGTAATCCATTTAAAGAAGACAGAGCTCTCAAAGGTATTGACTTGGGTGAAATTAAAGATGAGATCCTCGAAGAAAACAAGGGTTGGATGAAAAAGGAAATGGTTCCTCTCTCAACTCTAAAATGGATCTCTGAAACATCTGTTGGTCCTGAAAGTGTTGGTTTTACATCTTCCGACTTGAAAGCGTTTTATATGGACAAAGTTCAAGCGGGGAACGAAGAATATCTTTCAAGATTGGATCAAATTATGGATAAAAAGTTCTCTGAACTAAATGAAGATGAACTTACAATATTAGATAGTTTTGCAATTCCATTTTATGACTTGGTGGTGGAAAACTCTGGAGGTCACAAATGTATAACTAATCTCTCAGGTCTTAATTATTTGAGAAGATCCAAGAGACCACCACAAGGTGATTATAAAAGAGAACCAGGAACGGAAGCCAAGTTCGTTCAAGGGGTGAAATTCTTCCAAGATCAGTTCTTTGAAAAACTGAAGGGTAGAATTCAAGGGGTTGAGACGGAATCGGAATAAATGACAAAGGGATCGCCTTCTTTGATATTGTGATCCTGACAATAACCACCGGGTAATTCCAAGACGATATTTCCAACTCCTGTGTATGACTCACATTGATCAGAATTACAGGGGGGACAATCGTGATGTATTTTATTTACAACATTATTTTTGATGAAAATTATATCCAATGGAATGATACAATTTTTCATCCAAAAACTATGAGATTTTCCATTCATCAAGAACACCATTGAATCAAAACCTTCAAATGTTTTATCCATCATGCCGTTCTCAATTTGATATGGTGTTGCACAAATCTTTGACTTTAGTATATTATTTTTTATTTTGGTTTTTACAATCATAACTTTTTAATTACGTCTAAAAATAAACCTACCAACATTTATCATACTTCTAATTTCTTCATTTGTATATTTTTCTGATAGGTATTCGTTCAAATGCAAACTACCACCAACAGATTTGAGATTTTCAAGGGTTTTAATTTTTGTTTCTCTCACATCCAAACTACTACCAACAGATTGAAGTTTTGGAAGGGATTTGATTTGTGTTCCTCTCAAACTTAAATAACCAACAACCGATTGAAGATTATCAAGGGATTCGATTGGCGTTCCTTTCAATTCTAAATAACCACCAACCGATTGAAGATTTCCAAGAAATTTAATTTTTGTCCTTTCCAAATCTAAAAAACCCGTAATCGAAACAAGTCCTTCAAGCCAAGTTAAATCACCATCATAGCCACCCAAATTTAATTTATCATCCAACGACCATCTTTTGATGTTCTTTTTTTGGATGAAGTTTTTTAGACCTTCAATTCCATCAGGGAAAAAAGAAAGACTTGGTATTGCCAATACCTCTTCGGTTTCCTCTTTTAATATTTGTTTAATAAGTGATCTCATTTCCAATAAATACCCAACTCTTGATTAATTGAATTTATATTGTTAGGTTTAAGGACAGAACTTTTAATTATGAGAAGATCGTCAGGAATTTTACATAAATATAAGGATAAAGTTCTCCTTTGTAAAAGGAGTGAAGAATCAGAAACACTTGGTAAGTTTTGGTCAATACCTGGTGGTGGTTGGAAGAAAAACGAATCTTCACAAGCTGCGGCTTTGAGAGAATTCTATGAAGAAACGAATATAAATATATCGGACCCACTCATTTATGTTGGAACATCGGTTCACAAAAATGAGGATGGATCGGGAAGTAAGTTGGATGTTTTTATGGTTGAAGCCTCAGAAATGATTTCACCTGAGTTAGAAAATGCAAAAGATGGATTTGAGCATTCTGAATGTGGTTATTTTGAAATTGATAAATTACCCTCTCCTATGCCAAGAGATCTTATTAACATTATAAAAAAAATTAATTAATCTAAAAAAAATGGCAGTTAAAAAAGGAGACAAAATCCAAGTTCATTATAAGGGAACTTTGGTTGAAACAGGAATGGAGTTTGACAACTCATACGAAAGGGGTGAGACCTTGAATTTTGAGGTTGGTCTTGGACAGATGATCAAAGGTTTTGAAGATGCGGTTTATGATATGGAAATCGGACAAATCAAAGAGATTCAAATTCCAGCTTCAGAAGCATATGGTGATCATATGGAAGCGGCAATTCAAAATGTTCCACGATCCAACTTCCCACCCGACTTTGAGGTAAATATCGGATCTATGGTTCAGGGTCAGAATCAGATGGGTCATCCCATCCAAGCTCTTGTTGTTGAAGAAAACGAAGAAGGGATTGTGTTGGATTTCAATCATCCTTTGGCGGGAAAAGATTTGAATTTCTCTATTGAACTTGTTGGAATTGAA